TAAACTTAGGAAGGCCACAATTAATTGGATCTTCCAACCTCTAGGTAGAAATACCTACGACAAATATTTGGACAAAAAATTCTGGCTCGATGCAAGCGATCGGCTAATGTATGAAGGTAAAGCACCTGAATTTGCTGAGACACAACGAGCTAGAATGCCCGCCTTTTTTGAACATGCCAACACAAATCTCCCTCAATACTCTTAAGTTACATAACGCACGACTGGATGAACTAATCGCTCGGCTTGATTCTAACTTCGGTTGGAAACCAGTTCATCCTAAAGAACCCATCGAATCGATCATGTATCGTGCGGGACAAGCTAGCGTAATCGATTACATAAACTCTATAATGGAGGAAGAAATATAAATGTGCTGGAATAGAGATATACCAGATTTCCCGGACCCGCCCCCACCACCGCCGCCACCTCCACCACCACCACCACCAGCTGCACCAACACCTGAACCCACTGATGTCGAGGTAGATGTCGAGTCAGATATAAGGGAAAGCAAAGGGTCTAAGAAGAAAAAGAATGAGATGTCTGAAGGTACTGATGACCTAAGGATTGACTTAGACGAGGGTGCAATTAATGAAGGTACAGGTACAGGAGACATTAACGTATGAACGCACGTGAGTGTTACAGCAAATTAACTTCGGATCGTTCTCAGTTTTTGGACACCGCAGTTGAATGCTCTAAGCTCACGTTACCGTATCTAATACAAGATGATTTAAATTTAAAAATAGATCATCGTCATCTAATTACACCTTGGCAAAGTGTAGGAGCAAAGGCAGTAGTAACGTTAGCGGCTAAATTAATGCTAGCGTTACTACCTCCTCAAACTACATTCTTCAAACTACAAGTAAGAGATGATAAACTTGGTGATGAGATACCTAAAGAAGTTAGAAGTGAGCTAGACCTATCGTTCTCTAAAATTGAGAGAATGATTATGGATTACATAGCAGCTTCTAGTGATAGGGTTGTTGTACATCAAGCTCTTAAACATCTTATTGTAGGTGGTAACGCTTTAATATTTATGGGTAAGGATGGTTTAAAACACTTCCCATTAAATCGTTATGTTGTAAATAGAGATGGAAACGGTAACGTCTTAGAGATTGTTACAAAAGAACTAATCAATAGAAAGTTATTAGGTGTAGAGCTACCTGATCCCGAACCGAATAATGTATCGGGCGGTTTAACAGGCTCAGATGGAGAAGACGTTGAGGTATACACCCGTGTTGTCTTGGATAGCAAGAGCGGTCGCTGGGTCTGGCACCAGGAAGCTGATGATCACATCATTGCTGGTAGCCGTAGTACAGCACCAAAGAATGCAAGTCCATGGCTTGTTCTCCGATTCAATACAGTAGATGGTGAGGATTACGGAAGAGGAAGAGTAGAAGAATTCGTTGGTGATCTTAGGTCACTTGAAGGACTATCACAAGCACTAGTTGAGGGATCGGCTGCAGCTGCTAAAGTAGTATTCTTAGTTTCACCTTCCAGTACAACCAAACCAAAAACAATAGCTGATGCTGGTAACGGTGCAATTGTTCAGGGTAGACCTGATGATGTTGCCGTTATACAGGTAGGTAAAACTGCTGACTTTGCTACAGCTTCTCAGATGGCTCAACAATTAGAGCGGAGAATATCAGAAGCATTTATGCAACTGAATGTCAGACAGTCTGAACGTACAACTGCAGAAGAAGTACGTCTAACACAGATGGAATTAGAACAACAATTAGGTGGGATATTCTCACTCTTAACTATTGAGTTCTTAATACCATACTTAAATAGAACACTCTTAATACTACAACGTAGTAAAGAGATACCTAATTTACCTAAGGATTTAGTAAGACCACAGATAGTAGCTGGTGTTAATGCTTTAGGTAGAGGACAAGACAGAGAAAGTCTAACTCAATTTATAGGAACCATTGCACAGACATTAGGTCCAGAAGCTTTGATGAAGTACATTGATCCTTCAGAAGCTATCAAAAGATTAGCCGCTGCACAAGGTATAGATGTGTTGAATCTTGTTAAGACTGAAGAACAGATGCAACAGGAAGCTCAACAGCAACAACAAATGGCAGCTCAACAAGCGATGGTTGAACAAGCTGGTCAGTTGGCAAATGCACCAATGGTAGATCCTAGTAAAAACCCTGGAATGGGGCCACCACCTGAAGAATAAATGGCAGAAACAATGACCTATGATGCGGGTACAGATAGCATCACAACTGAAGATAATTTAAATCCTGCAGAACAAGAAGCTCTACAGGTTGGTGAACAGATGCAAGCCGAGCAAGAACAATTACTTGCTGGTAAATATAAGAACGCCGAAGAATTAGAGAAAGCTTATGTCGAACTTCAGTCAAAATTTGGAGAAAAAAATTCTGAAGATAGCGAAGCAACTGGGGAACCCAAAGATACTGAAGCATCTCAAGAAACGACAGAAGAAAAGGAAGAAACTAAGGAAGATTCTCCAGCATATGCATTGATCAATGAAGCAGCTACTGAGTACTGGGATAATAATAAGGAGTTATCTGAAGAGACTATAAATAAATTAAGTGAGATGGATAGTAAAGATCTACTCGCTGCTTATCTTCAAGCTCAAAAAACTAACCCAGTAGAAAGCCGTGCAACTCAAGATAAATTAACTCAACAAAATATTGATGAGGTAAGAAGTGTAGTTGGTGGCAAGGAACAGTATAATACTTTAATTTCCTGGGCAGGTAAGAATTTAACAAAGTCAGAGGTACAATCATTTGATGAGTTACTAGATTCTGGCAACCTGGGTGCTATTAAGTTAGCAGTCAGTGGCTTACAAGCTCAGTATGATAATGCAAATGGATACGAGGGAAGAATGTTATCAGGTAAACCACCGAAATCTTCTGGAGATACTTTCAGAAGTCAAGCAGAAGTCATCCAAGCTATGAGCGATCCTCGTTATGATAAAGACCCTGCTTACAGACAAGATCTTATTGAGAAACTAGAACGTTCTGATAACGTGAAATTTTAAGTGTACCGTGGCGACCTGACCTATCATCCTCGCCGCTGTTCGATCACTTAATTTTTTAGATGACAGTAATTACTGAATATGGCAAACAAAACATGTTTGCAAAAGAACCACCAATCGAAGTATTAACTATGAACGACAACGCAGAACTACAAAATGGCCGCTGGGCTATGATAGGAATTATGGCAGCACTCGGTGCCTATGCTACAACTGGACAAATTATTCCAGGTGTATTCTAAATGACAAACCTTGCAGTTTGGCAACGAGCTAATGGCAGATTCGCAATGGTCGCTTTTTGGATCATGACTGCCTCTTACATTTTTACTGGACAAATTGTTCCAGGCATTTTTTAACTAATACATAAATGACTACAGCCACATTAACGACCAACAACTGGCAGCGTTTTTGTGACTGGACAACAAGCACAAACAACCGTCTCTACGTGGGATGGTTCGGAGTGCTTATGATCCCTGCACTACTAACCGCTGCAACAGCATTTATAATAGCTTTCATAGCTGCTCCTCCAGTTGATATTGATGGTATACGTGAACCCGTAGCTGGCTCTTTACTATATGGAAACAACATCATCTCAGGGGCAATCGTCCCATCATCTAACGCAATCGGTCTTCACTTCTACCCAATCTGGGAAGCTGCAACCATCGACGAGTGGTTGTATAACGGAGGACCATATCAACTTATTGTGTTCCACTTTCTCATCGGCATATCAGCTTACTTGGGACGACAATGGGAACTTAGTTATCGACTAGGAATGAGACCATGGATATGCGTAGCTTATTCCGCACCAGTAGCTGCATCATTTGCAGTCTTTCTAGTGTACCCATTTGGACAAGGGAGTTTCTCTGATGGTATGCCTCTTGGTATTTCAGGGACTTTCAATTTTATGTTTGTATTTCAGGCAGAACATAATATCCTCATGCATCCTTTCCATATGCTCGGTGTTGCAGGGGTATTCGGTGGAGCTCTATTCGCTGCTATGCACGGAAGTCTTGTTACTTCTTCGCTTATCCGCGAGACGACTGGCTTAGAATCCCAAAACTATGGATACAAATTCGGTCAAGAGGAGGAGACGTATAACATTGTTGCGGCTCATGGCTACTTTGGGAGGCTCATTTTCCAATACGCTAGTTTTAATAATAGTCGTAGTTTACATTTCTTCTTGGCTGCTTGGCCCGTCACTTGCATATGGCTTACCGCCATGGGTGTTTCTACAATGGCTTTTAACCTCAACGGATTCAATTTCAATCAATCCGTCACAGATGCAAGTGGAAGAGTCATCCCTACATGGGCTGACGTATTGAACCGAGCTGACCTCGGTATGGAAGTAATGCATGAGCGTAATGCTCATAATTTCCCACTTGATTTAGCTTCTACAACGGAGAAAGAATATGCCCTCGGGTAAAGGTACTTACGGTACAAAGAAAGGGAGACCCCCTAAGAAGGGTACTAAAAAATAATACCACGTCCGTTCATCCATCACTCATGGACGCATGAAACCAAGGCA